CACTTATCAGTAAATTTAATTCTCTAGCATTGACTTCAATTTTATCTTTTAGTCCTTTTGTAATTAACTTTTTAACACTCTCTACTTCTAGTGAATTTTTATCACAGTAATATAGTATTGCATCCAAGTGTGTCATTCTCTTTTCTGATGCTAACTTTTCTATTTCTAATGAAAAGATTTTTGGTGTCTTTTTAAATAAGTCCATTTATATTTTCTCCATAGTATCTAACAATGTTTGTTCTGGTCTTCTCATCATTAAGTTTTTATAATTGTATTCTAATATATCGTAATTGTCAACAACTAATTGTTTTAAATCAATTGTACTTAAATGTGATACTAACTTAATGATGGCATTCATTCTTTTATTAGTATCTCGTATTTCATCATAACTTTCATCCCACATATGGTTAAAAGTTTTATATCCTATCAGTTATAGACATATAATCTATTTCTTGAGAACTTGATAAAAATAGATACTCATCATCTTCTAATTTAACATCAATAATAGGATTGTATTGTAAAAAATAATGTAGAGAATGCCCAATACTACACCATACTATTTTTTTATCTGCAAATGGTTTAAATAATTCTTTTACTTTAACATGTTCCCTACTACTACCAAGTATAAAATCAGAATTGTTATTTTGATTGACATTGCTACGGTCAGAATGTTTTAGTGTTCTAGCAGAATGTTTATTGTTAATAAATCTCATTATAAATTTTATAGGGCTTTCTGTTGCCAGGTGCCCTAAACCCCGGGTGCCTAATTAGGCAGCCATTGCATACTCATATTGGTCTGCGTGTAAAAATGAACTCTCGGTTAGGATACTTACTATTAGTCAATCCTATTTCACCCCCTAAATCGAGGTTTAAACTATGGTGGAGGTGGAGGGTACTGCCCCCTCGTCCTCAATAGCGTTTTACAGAACTTCAACGAATTCAAGTATATTTATACCATACTTGAATGTGAAAGTCAAGGGTTAAATTGGTGGTTGTTCTTCTAAAATCATAGGACGCCATTCTGTGTAATTTTCAATCAATTCAGCCTCAATACACGATAACTCTAAATTTACATCTGATAATTCGTTAGAAAAGTTATATCTTGCGTATTCACAATAAGCTTGACTGTTATACTTAAAACCCGATGCAATATTGATGCATTGGTTACCCATTGGCCCTAAACATAGAAATCCTATTAAAAAATATGTTGTCATATTACTATTTATGTTCTTTTGTAATCAAATGTCATACAATGCAGTCCACCATCCCACATTCTTCAAGTTTACCGTACTCTGTCGAAATCATTTCTTACATCCTTTAACATTTCAATGTACTTAGGGTCTTTATTTTTAACAAACTCTTGAACAGTACCATCCTCTGTTACAACAAGAATCACTATTTGATTGATTGGTGTACCAGTTCTTTCTTCATACATTTCAGCATATGCTGATGCTTGAATATAATAGTTCTCATTGTATTCATCGTTTCGTTCTTTTTTTGAAGTTTTAAAATCTACGATAGATAGAACACCATCGTACTCTGCGATACAATCTACTCGACCTGCAACTTTCAATGTATCTGAATATAAACCACATTCTTGAAAGTGTATATTATTAATTCTTTTTTCTAGGACAGGTTTCAATTGACCAAACAAACATGTTGCTAAGAAATTACTTTTATCATATTCTTGATTGTTTAAAAAGTCTTCACACATGTGGTGAACTTTTGTACCTCTTGCAGCTGCAGTTCTAGCAACATAGTTAGCAACTTCTTCGCCAACTCGTTTACGCCACTCAAATAGTCCTTTTTTATTTCTATTTGATAATACAGTTGTAATAGACGGGTATTTTTCGCCCTCAGGCGTTACATAGTATCTTTTCTTATCAATCGTTTCAGTAGTAAGTTCTGGTAGTTCTTTCAAGTCCACATGATTAAATGTCATTATATATCCTTTGTTTATAGCATTTTGATTGCTGTCTCTGTCGTCTCATCAACTCTTCTAGTCCAACCTTTACCAAAGGTGTCAAATGTAGATAATTCTTCGTAATATTCTTGTCTTGCTTCTTGGTACTTTTTAATTGTATCTTCTACACCCCATGTTTCTAAATGCAGTTGTAGTTTTCTTAATGTATTTGGGCCAATGCCTCCGTCAACAGTTGTGCCGATAATTTTTTGTAAGAATTTAGCAGCTCTACCTGGGCCAGCATTTACAGCAAAGTCAAATACGCATAAGTCTAAACCTTCTGCAATGTCTTCACATTTTGTTCTACCCCAATAATTTTTTTCGTAGATAGGTGCAACATCATCAACTGTTAAGTCTTTCATGTCTTTTGCTCCACCCCATTCTTCATAAACTCTTTTGGTTACTCCTAAGTTAGTTTCGCCACCAGGGTCTTTAGGATGATTAACATAACCACCTTCGTGATGTAAAATAATTTCTAAACATTTTTTAAAGTTGCTCATAGTTCTACTCCAAAACCTAACTTTGTTTTCTCTATTAAATACTCTCTAACAAATCCACTTCTTACAATGTCACCAATATTAAATTCAGTAACATTAAAAGATGACATGTTATCTAAAATCTTCACAAAATCATGAAGACCATTTCTCTCGTTTGACTTTGTTAAGTCTGTTTGAAAAAAGTCACCTGCAAAGGATATCTTAGAATTTTGACCTATTCTTGTTACAATAGTATCTAACTCATGAAAGTTTAAGTTTTGACATTCATCTACTATAACGATTGTATTATCAAATGTCAACCCTCTTAAAAATGAAGTTGACATAAAGTGTAATGTTCCTTGATTTTTTAATCTTTCAAAGAGCATTGAGAATGCTTGTTCATTTGGTTGTTGAAACATAAAACGAACCATATTCATATAATTTATTTGATACAATGCTGATTTATCTTCTTCATCACCAGGTAAGAAACCTATTTCTCTAGTAGGTATAAGAGAACGAACAATAATAACTCTATCGAAAGGTGTCTCTGGGTTTAATACATCTTGAAGTGCCTTGTATAAAAGAATAAATGTTTTACCAGTACCTGCAGCACCATAAACAAATTGATTATTACCTTTATCCCAAGTATCAAAAACTGTTTTTTGATTATCACCAATTGGTTTGATTGACAATAAATCTTTTGCTTTTACGTCTTGTTGTTTAGCCATTTATGTTTACCACTGCATCACCAGCTGGAAAATATTTCTCCAATACTTCGATTTGTTCTGCATACTTACCAATTGCGTTAAGTTCTTTTTCAACACTTTCAAGTATATCAGTATGTTCACCTACACCAACTGCATTTTGCATATAAATTTCTACATTTACTTGATGTTTTGCAATTTGCCCTTCGGCATGTTTAATTAAAGCTTTTCTCATTGTGTCTTTTCTGGTATCCATTTTCAACTCCTTATTTAATTATCCCATGTTTTTTTAGAACGTCTTGGGTCTTTCCTTGTTTTGTACTCTTTGAACCATATCTATCTGCAAGTGCCGATGTTGGATGTGCTTCAGCAATCCTTGATAAGTTCTCTTTAAATCCGTCATCAATCTTAGGGCCAACACCCATAACATGGTCGCCTACTAATGCGGCTGCCGTTGGTACCTGTACATATTTAGGATTCTTTTTAAGTATATCTTGTAGTTCAGACCAAGAGCAAAACTCTTCAAATTCTTTATTTGTTTTTTCATCTCTAATGATGTACGTTGGCATTATCTGTTTCCTCTATTTTTTGTTCTATTAGTGTTAGTGTTGTTTCAACATTAATTAAATGTTCTTGTTCATTTTCTTCAATTATGATACCAAACTCTTCTTCAATATCCATAACTAACTCGACAGCAGTTAAACTATCAAAGTCTAGGTCATCAATAAAATGAGAGTGCATTTCAATATCTTTGTCTGTAAATCTTTTTGTTATTTCTATTAATTTATGTTGTAATTCCATTTGTATACCATTCTGGTGCCACTCTGTTCTTCCAAGTAGCAAAATCCTTTTTATATTTTATATAGTAACTATGATAAGCATCAATAACATTTGAAGTTTTACACTCCTCTGGCATACATTGAGGTAACTCTGTAACAGGCCCATAAGGCAAGTTCTTAGGTGCTTTTTGTAACCAAAACGATGGTTTAGATGCACCATGTTTCTTACCATATCTATAAGTAAACTCTTGTAAAAGTGCAATATATAATTGTAACAACTTGTAATAGTTACCTGTAGATTGTCTTAACCAAATACTGTCTGGGTGTTTAACATGAGACGCAAGGTATAAATGATTTTCTCTTTCGTCTAAAAGTTTCCAGCGTTTTGCTTTTCTACCTGTTTTAGTTTGACCAATATATTCTTGGCCATCTAAAACTCTATGAGTTGTACTTAACAATTGTGCATACTCGATAGGCATTTTTACTACATGCTTATCACAATGCATTTCTGCACACACAATAGGGTCTGTATTTAATTCAAATATATTCATGCTTTTAAGTTCCTCTCTTTTTTCATCATCTCGAAAAGTGCATCTTTCCATAAAAAACTATATTCACAATTGCGATACTCTTTGAACCAAGGGCCGCCTTCTGTAAAGTGTAGTGCTTTAGGTGTTGCAATGTTTTCATACCAACCAACTAAATAATTCCATTCTAATGATATATCTCCAATTTCGCTGTCATCTAACCATCCAAATCGATGAAAGTACTTACCATCATAACTCATATCATTGATATTGTCAAGGGCTAATTCTTGTCTTGTATCATAACCTATAAAAATTTTATTCATTTATTTTTCTTTTTATCCACACCATTGATTTTAGAATCATCATAGGCATCTTTTCTAATTGGGTTACCGTCAATATGTTGTTTAAAACCAAAATGACCATAGTCTCTTGAATCTGGTAATGTTTCCCACCACTTACCATGAAATTCTTTATTATCATTATAACCATCAGAGCCACCATCTTCTAAGTAGATATACTCTTGATGCCTTTTACCAGCATCAAATCTGAATGGTACTTTATCTAATCTTTTACTCTTTACCATATGTCGTCATATTTCCCCATTAACTTTTCGTATTCTTGTCCTTTAAAAAACTTAGGATTTCTTTTTGCTGTTTCAAATGATGCTACTGTAACAAATATCGCTGCTACAAAAACTAAATGTGCTATTGCAGTATAACCAAAAACAGTCCAACTGCCTACTAAAAGAGAAAACACAATACACCACATCCAACATAAAACTTGTGTTACCATATGGCGTGTGTTAAAATCTTCAATATGTCGTAGTGGATTTTTATTCCAACCCATAACACTTTCGTAACTCTCGTATATAAATTTTTTCATTTTTCCCACCTATAAAATATATGGTCGCCAAAAACTGCTGTCTTCGTTTTTGTTGCGGCCCATGCTGGCGTAACATAGTGTGCATGATAGTGAGTTGCACCACCTGTGCTTACGGCACTTCCATAATGTGCAACCTGCATTGCAACACCTTGTGCTTTTTGCCATGCTTGTTGATTTCTTGGTTCATCACCCTTACCATCACAATACCAACTAAATTGACATCTATGTTTTACTGGGTAATAAATCGCATCGTTAGGGTCTTCGGTTTGTCTTGTCTTCCAAGATTCCCTTGTTGGCCCTTGTTTAACAACTTCACAAACTGAATTAGGATACCTATGGTCTTCTACTCTATTCATAACTACATCTGCTACTGCAAACATACCATTGACATCTTGGTTCTTTGCTTCGTGATAAACATTAAGTGCCAAACACATGACACCTATACTAAGTGTTTCTAACATTTTTCTTTTTCCACTCCTTCAATAATATATCTTGCATTCTATACGCCTGACGTTCCCATGGTTGTCTGCAATAAGGATAATTTGTATATTCATATCCACGCCAATATACCTTAGAACCATCAGAGTTTCTATCCTTCATCATACCCTTGGCATATTGCATAATATGAACCATTTCGTGAAAGATAGTAGTTAAAAAATCTTCTTCATTAAGAGTTTGTCTGAGAACCATATCAAACTCATTTCTTGAACTTGCTACCGAACATTCGCCATGAAATTCAAAGTCTTTTTGTATTTCTACATTTATACAAATCGTACGATGTCTAGGTGTTAGTCTTTTAAAACACCAAGTAATCGCATCTTCTACTATTTTTTTCTGTTTTTTAGTACCACCATAGACGTGACATACATTCATTGTAGACACCTCCCTATGATAATATTTAGTGTTGGGGCATTGTATAAGACTATCAATACCCCACACATCTAGGTCGTTCACATTTTCATCATATATTATATACGACCTACTAGACACTTGCATTTTGTGATGATGATTGAGAGGTCGCAAGTGTCAAACTGTTAATTCTGTTTAATAGACAATCCAATTGTTATGACCCCACTCATAATCATTATTACTGAAAAAATCAAGGCACCCAACCAATTGTTACTTTCTGCACCAGTTGGGCCATCGATAGAACCGACCGCCATCATGGCGGCCAGAAAAGTCATTGTTCCAAAAAAATATTTCATAATTTACCTCTCTATTAGTTTAAGTATAATGGGCCTGTCCATTGAATAGGATAGTTACCCTCTAAGATATTTCCTCTGGCTCTGTTCTTTGCCGGAGCAGACCAACTCGCAGGTTTAAGAATATCACCCTTTTTAAACATTGGTTGTCCATACTTTGTTTTCATGTCTTCTTTTACGATAAAGGCAAATACACTATTTTTTGAAATAACCTTTGCGTATTTTAATCCTTTTTCTAATCTGAAACTTGAACGAAACTCGGCTTTCATAGAATCGTTATCAGAAATAAAAGCATTATAGTCTTGGATTGCTGCTTCTTTTAGAAACTCAAATCCCTCTTCGATAGTCTTTGCGTCTTGTTTAACATAAATCATAATATATACCTCTCTAATTATTGTTTGTTTTGTAGTAAGAAATTTTCTGACATGAAGTCGTAATTTTCTTCAAGTCCGTTAAAAGCAATCATTTCATCAACTTGCTCTTTTGATAGTGCGTAATATTCCATTGGATTAACTTCCTCTGTCATATTCTCATTCCAAAAAGGATTTGTGATAAACTCATCATCTGTCATAAATCCTAAAGTAATTTCTTCTTTGGTAGCAGGTCCGGTAGAGTTACTTGGTAGTAACATATTTCTTAGTTGTGGTCTCATTTTTAATACCTCGTTATCATCATTCATAATTATATATTACCAGATAAAGGGGGTATTGTCAAGGGTTATTGCTAAACTTTTTTTCCTAAAACCCATCCTACAAGAGACTTTCGAATGCCCGATTTTACAGGGTTTACACGATGCCAATAGTCTGATTTGAAGAAAATTACTTCATTTTTGCCAAGACAGAATGTCGCATGTCGAGGATTTTTGTTAGGATGTTCGTATTCTAAGTCAAATTCACCACCCTCAAATTCATCATTTAATATTAAAGAAAATGATATCTTTCTAATTCTTCCGTCTGCATATGGTTTTGAACTTTGGTCTATATGCCAACCATATTGGCCATCACTTTTATACTCTGTATATTGTAAAGGTTCGATAGCATCAATATCGAAATTCCAACCTGTGGTTGCATTGATGTCTTTAGTAAATTCTAAAAACTTATTTAAAGTTGGCTTATCATTAATCCAACTTATCTCTGAATCTCTAACTGTATACCCACTACTGCCTAGAGTTTTGGCATCTTCTAATTTACCAATATCTTTAGCAGTAAAGGGTATTTTTGTTAAATGATAATGAGGGCCTACTCTCATTAAGGTTTAACGAAATTATCATTCCAACCAAATGCTTCTTTTACTACCTCTTTGGATAGTCCTTTGTACATTTGATGTATTTTTTTATCTTTTGTTTTTACTAAGAGGTTTGCTTCACTTTGATGTAAACCTTCTAACAATTGTATAAACATCATTTCTTTTTTATGTTGTGGGGTATCACTGTCAGCACCTTTAATATAATGCCATAACTTTCTTGCCTCTGTAGCAAGTCTTGTATGTTCTGTACCTGCAGGTGCATCATTAGGTGTAAATGGAACATCACCTTCTGGTAAGACCCATTGTATATTTGGGTCGAATGATGCTTTAATAATTATTCGTAAAGATGCGTTATCATGTTTTTTTAATATATTAATCTTATCGTTTTTTGTTTTTGCCTTGTGTACTTTGTCTAACACTTCTGAAAATAACAAAGTAGCATTTGACATATTAGTCATTGCCATTAAAAATCTCCTAT